AAACGAGCCAACTCAAAGTCTAGTCGTTTGTTTGCATATATTTGATTTTGTAAATTTATTTGTGTCGCGACTGCTTCCTTACATTGTTCTTGTAGTTCCTTGTCTAATGGTTTAGACCATGTAGCAGAGAGACCTACGGATAAGTTATATGAATCTTGTTGCCCTGTTCTTGTAGGAACATAGTAGAGTATATTACCAGGATTATCGATCTGACCATCATCATCGGCATCGTGAACGTCGTACACTGGATCCATATATGTGTGTTCAAACGGCCGCTTGAAACTTCCCGTTCCAGTGATGTACGGTGTAACGTTCATGGTAGGGCCTTGACACGCAATCCCGTTACCATATTGGTTAGTTATATATGGGCCCTGTAAAACTTGTATAGCTTGGTTCGTTACTGAGCCTGAACTATTTGCAATAGGGTTTGCTGTAGCACTGACTCCTCCTACATCTGCTGCATATGCAGGGGTTGAAACCACAGTTGACGCAAGTATTAAACATAGTCGTTTGGCTATTGTGTGAAGGTTGACGTTGTATCTGTTACGCTTTGTATAGTTGTCGTTCTCTGTATTATTGTGTGATTCGATAGGCCTGGGCCAAGATAACTTTCGCTGAATTGAAAGGCCCCGCCTTGAGTTGTTAGTGTGTAGTTTGGTCTTTGATCTAGATTCAATCCAGTCCATTGCGAAGTCACTCCATCTAATGTAACGTTAGTATTATTAGTTGATCCAGCACCTGTTGGTGTTAGGTTTCCAGAAGCACTTACTCCTGTTCCTGTTGCAGAATACTGCCAGCCAGTATTATAATCCATACTATTTATGGTCTCTGTCACAGTGGAAGTCGTAGTCGTCGAGCTCGTCATGGAGCCCTGAGTAAAATTTGGTACGACAGGCACTGCTATGACTGGGTTTATAGCACCACTCATAACCATGAGAAGGAATAACTTATATGTATTCCTCATAATCATTAGTCAAAGATAGTTACTTCACTAACAAACTGACCTGTTACAGTTGAACCAGCAGCTGCTCCAGCAGTTCCACCTGCAATAGTTACTGTATGTGCATTGGTTATAAGACCTGGAGCAGCACTTCCTGCAGCACCAGCAGTATATGCAGTTGAATTAGTTCCAGTAGCATTACTGGCATCACCAGTAGTAAATGAATTTGAGAAACTGAACGCACTGTTTGCAGTTGTGGTCACATCAGGAATGTTCCACTCAGTCACAGATCCATTAGCAATGGTTTTAAATCCACCAGCTGAATTGTCTGCGGATCCACCACCACCTACATCTAATGTTACACCTGATCCAGAAACAGCATAACTGTTTGCTGTTCTAGAGGTTATTGTTCTAGCAGCATCCACAGTAAGTTGTAAACTGGTTTGATGTCTTGTACTCATACTTGCATGAGCAGCAGTTCCACTCAACAATATCATTAATAAAGGTAAGTATCTTTTCATAGTTAAAATTACCCATTACTTTCCTGCCTATATTTAGCAAATCAAAAGTTAAGAAAACTACAAACTGTATCACAGTATACTTGACTTATTGTAAAGATATGTTAATATAAATAACGTTAGGTGTTCTTTTGAACATATATTTGCTCCCGCTTAACCAAGACCTATGGGAGGATAAATTACGTCTTCATATCCTGTACTGAGGGATTACAGGAAATAAGTTTCGCATCTACCCTTGATGCCCTACTTAACAAACGTCTTATTAAATGGCAACTCTTTCAAGACAACGCAGTGGTGGACTCCTAAAAGGATGGCCCGAGTTCTGCGAGTGGGTTACATCAACTGAAAACAGAATCTATGTTGGATGGTTCGGTGTACTCATGATTCCATGTTTGCTCGCAGCAGCAACATGTTTTATCGTTGCTTTCATAGCAGCACCTCCTGTCGATATCGACGGAATCAGAGAACCTGTAGCAGGTTCATTTATGTATGGTAACAACATCATCTCTGGTGCAGTTGTTCCATCATCAAACGCAATAGGTTTGCACTTCTACCCTATATGGGAAGCAGCAACCCTAGATGAGTGGTTATACAACGGTGGCCCATATCAGTTGGTAATCTTCCACTTCCTAATCGGAATCTCTGCCTATATGGGTAGACAGTGGGAATTATCATACAGACTAGGTATGAGACCATGGATCTGTGTAGCATATTCAGCACCTGTGTCTGCAGCATTCGCTGTATTCCTAGTATATCCATTCGGTCAGGGATCTTTCTCAGACGGAATGCCACTAGGTATCTCAGGTACGTTCAACTTTATGTTCGTGTTCCAAGCAGAGCATAACATACTAATGCATCCTTTCCATATGGCAGGTGTTGCAGGTATGTTCGGAGGATCTTTATTCTCAGCAATGCACGGTTCTTTAGTTACATCTTCTCTAATCAGAGAGACAACTGAAACTGAATCACAGAACTATGGATACAAGTTTGGACAAGAAGAAGAAACATACAACATTGTAGCTGCACACGGTTACTTTGGTCGTCTTATCTTCCAGTATGCTTCTTT